CACCACCGCCCCCGCCACCGCCTAGCGCTGCGCCTGTGCCGCGACTGCCAGAACCACTCCCGCCGCCACCGCCGAAGCCAATTGCATCAACCTCGCCGGAATAGCCCGGCGGCATGATGAAGTTGCCGCTGGAAGTGAACGTGTAATTGAAGGGCTTGATGATGTAGCTTTTGAGCGTGGGGCCCGTGGGGTCAATGTAAAACCGGCGATGCTCGCCCGGATACATCTCCCAGTTGGTCAATCCATCGCTCGCCGGGATCGTCACAATGCCGGTGCTGCTGTTGCGGTACTCCGTGAACCAGCCAAACGTCGCGTTCAGATTGGCGGGGGTGTCAAAGGTTTGCGTGAAGCCGGCCGTCGTGATGTCGATCAGCTTGCACCTGTCGCCAGCGACGATTTGAGCGTTTGCGGTACGGGCTTCGTTGGCAAGCGATGTTTGCAGGGCGTTGCCAGGGCTCAGGCTCAGCGTCCAGTCGGCGTAGGTGCCGGACCCGCTGGTCCCGGTGACGTTCATCACCACAGCGCCGGTCGTGCTGTTGTAGCTGGTGATGGTCCCCGTCATCTGGGTGGTGGGCGTGACGTTGTACGCCAGCACAACAGACTGCCCCGGGGAAAAAGCCCTACCGGTTTCGATGGTAAAGGACTGTGTGCCGGTGCCAACGGTCAGGGAGCTGGTGCTGGTGCCGCTGGCCGCGCCGATGTCGATGGCTGCGGCGACATCATCGAAGGCGTCTTGAATCAACTCGAACTCGGAGCGGATGGTCGAGGAAATTCCGCGCGTCTGGTTGGGCGGGTTTCCGGTGGGCGTGTAGAAAGGGTTGGTCATGGCTATGTCCCGGAATGCACCAGGCGGCGCAGGGTGTACAAGAGGTTGACGCCGGTGACCACATGCGGGTCGTCCTGCGCGCGCTTGCTGTAGAACAGGAACGACACGTTGGTGTCAGTGCCGTCGATCGACAGGTCCGCCGACTCCACCACCGGGCTGTCCCAGGTGAACTGGTCCCAAGTGAACTGGTCCCAATACCCGCCGGCGCCAATCAGGGCTTGGTACTGTTGCACTGCGGCCGGCGAAGTCAGGGGCGATGCGTAGCCGATGTCGTAGGTGATGTTGACCTGCGAGTAGCCCTCGGTCTTCACCTCGAACGTGGCGCGGCGGAATTGCTTTCTGACGCGCGGGCTCTGCAGGTTGTTGAACACCGGGCGAATCCAGGCCTCGATGTCTTCTCCGTCGAAGCTGGTGCCCACGTTGTCCATGTAGATGTAGCCGTCGTCACTGCCGAAGCAGGTGAATTCCTCGCCGGTGGACAACTTCCCGGTGCAGATGCACAGCACGGGCTTGCCGTAGTTCACCGGCATGATCCCGGTCAGTTTCTCCCCGGTCAGGCCAAACACCAGCCCGGTGCCGTCGTCAAAGTACAGGCGGTACTGGTTCTTGGCTTTCAGCGTGGTCGAGGCGGTCTGCGTGCCCAGCTTGGTCTGAAGCAGTGGCTGCACCAGAAAGCTCTTGGCGGCGAACTCGAAGTCGCCGGAATTCAGGGTGGTGATCAGGGATTGAACGCCCCGGTCGGTCAGGCCGTAAGTGTCGTTGCTGACTTGCTGGATGGTGTAGGACTCGAAACCCAGGTCGTCGTCAGAGGGCACCAGCGAGAAGTTCGCGGTGCTGGTGCCGTACAGCGTGAAGGCCTGTTTGGCGGTGAAGATGCTCAGGGCCGCACCGCTGGCGTTGCCGGAACGGGTCTTGTAGCCCGTGATTTCCGAACCCGTGGAGATTTCCGCGGCCCCGGTCACCACCGTCCAGGCGTAGGGGTTGCCGAGACTGCTGTTCTGCGAACTGCCACTGAACGACAAGAACAGGTAGTTGCGGTGAAACCCGATGTGCTTGGGTGTGTCCGTGGTCATCCCGGTGCGGATCGGGATGTAGTCGGTGCCGTCAAACTCAAAGGCCAGGTTCACGCCGTCGGCGCCGTACATCTTCTCGGTGTCCGTGGCGCCGGTGAAGTTGGCGTTGACAAATTCCAGCCGGCCTCCCGGCGCCCGGGTGATGGCGGTGGCCAGGCTTGAGCTCGTCGCTTTGGTCACGCCGGTCACCTGCAGGGCTTCGCCGTTCTGGAAGGTGCCCACGATGGTGGTGATCACCAGTGTCCCGACGCCGGAAGCCGTCCACGTCCCGGTGCGCAGCAGGGGTTTGACCACCACAGCCGTTGCGCCGCTGGTCAAGCCGGTGATGATGTTCCCGGCAAAAATCTCGCCCACGGCGTTGGTGAACTGGATCTCGTGCTTGAACGTGACCTGAACCCAGCCGCCCGTGGTGCTTTTCCACATCGTCCCCGCGGTGCCGCCGGCGTTGTCGCGGAAGGCGTACCAGACATCCTTGTAGAGCCAGATGCCACGGATGTCCCCGCTGCCGGGAACCGTCAGGATGTCGGCGCGGCGGTCGTCGGCGGCCAGCAGGCGGTAATCCGCGTCGTCGCTGGGCATGGTGGCGCCGCCTTCCGTGGAGCCGCTGGTGGCAGTGGCCTGGGTGACTGCTGCGATCTGCAGGGCCTCGCCGGATTGGTAGGTCCCCGTCACCCGGCCCAGCACGATGGTCGTGCCGTCAACGGCCAGTACCTTGCCGGAGGCCGCGCTGGTCAGCCCGGTCAGGGTGGCGCCGACGGTCACGGTCCCGGTGATGGTGGCGGTCAGCACCCAGTAGCTGGCGCTGGTCGGCGAGGTGCGGCCGTCGAATCGCTCGAAGCCGTTGATGCGCCGGTAGCCGGCCACCACGTCGGGCTCGTAATTCTGGGAGTCAAAGCACCGCCCGGGGTCAACGCTGATCGGTGGCGTCACCAGGTCAAGCCCTCCCCCCATGGGGTAGTAGCTGTAATCGACTTTGGGGAAGCGTGGGCGCATCAGGCCAGTGCTCCGGCAAACGCCATGCGGCGCAGCTGCGTGCGCTCGAGCTGGCGGATGATCTGGTCGAACTGCATCCGGCCCTCGTCGTACACCTCGGGAGCGGCCTCGCTGATGCCGTAGAACATCATGGCCTTATAGACAATGGCCCAGTGGTACTGGCTCGGCATGCCGGGCTCGTCCGTCGCCGCCGAGAGTTCGGTGGGGATCTTGTAGTAGTCGCCAATCAGGGTGTAGCCGTCCACGGGGACCGGGCCGACAACCAGCGAACGGTCGGGCGCCAGGGCGATTTCGATGGGGCGGCTGTAGGCGTACCGGTTGGCGCCGTACAAGTACACATCCCGCCAGCGGTCGTAGTCGATCACCGGCATGAACACCTCGGACTGCGGACCGACGGAAGTCGCGTAGTTGCGGAACGTGTCGCCGTTGGCGTAGTCCAGCGCCCAGTTGCCGAAGTCGGTCAGGTTGAAGTCGGCGGTCGGGCTGTAGGCGTACTGCGTGTTCACAGTGACAGCCGTGGCGGAAGCCCGCATCCAGCGCCAGTCTTCGTGCCGGCGCTGGATTTCCAGCCATGCCTCATTGACCCAGTTCAGCACGCGGGTGTACTCCGCGCTCTGGTTGGTCACCGCGGTCGGGCCGGACCCGATGATCCGGCACTTCTCGCGCACCTTCTGGGCCAACTGGAGGTAGTTCATGTCAGCGCTCGGACAGCAGGCGCGTCAGCCAGGCGCGTCCCATCGGGTTCTGGTCTTCGAGAACGGAGAAAGAAGCGCGGCGCGCGATGCTGCGCACCAGCGTGTTCTCGGGGTTTTCCTGGTTGGCGTCGCCAGTCTTGGTGCGGACCGTCTCGGTCTTGCTGCGGGCCAGCACTTCCACGTACTTGCGCTTCGTGGTGATGGGGCCGCCCACCGGCAGGAAGTTCAGCTGCACCCACTGGCCGGTCTTCGGGTCCATGACTTCGGCGCCCTTGCCGTTGACCCAGAGTTCAATGCCGCGCGGCGCGTTTTCCTCGGCGCCGGGCTCGATCATGATGGTCACCGGTTCCTCGGCCATGGCCAGCGCCTTGAAGTATTCGTCTTCCAGGGGCTTGTCCAGCACCTCGATGGATTCGCCGCGCGCCTGTTCAACGCCGGGCGACAGGTCAACGTCAGCGGGCTGCTGCACCTGCTTCACGTCGTCAGAGTGGATGATGGGACGCCGGCCGCGGCGCACGGGTGCATTCAGAGCTTCGTTCATGTGTGACTCCGGTTGGTGAAAGAAAAAGGGCCGCACAAAGGCGGCCCTTCCTTGGTTCCCCGGGATGGGGAATTACGCTGCGATCGGACGATCCGGCAGGGTCATCACGTCGGTAAACGCGATGTTCACGTTCGACGGCGGGCCGGCCAGGTTCGAGCTGCCAAAGGTCCACGAGGAACCCGAGGCGCCGACCTCGACCACGATGTAGCCGATGGGGCACACCGTGTCGGGGACGATGGGCAGCTGCATGGCGCCCAGCAGGGTGGTCGTGTTGGCGCCGCTGGCTTCACCGCTGAGGGTGTAGAGCGGTCCTTGCGACACCTTGAAGGCGCCAGACGAGTCCAGGCCGACCACAAAGGCACAACCGTTGCTGGCAGGAACCGCCACAAAGGCGGCGCCGGTCGTGGCGTCGGTCGTCGGCGTTGCCGCATTGGTAGCGCCGGCCTTGCTGTAGGCCAGGCCCTTGATGCAGTACTGCGTGGTATTGGCCGTGGTGATGGTGGTCGTCGTGCCAGCGGTCAGGCCTGCTTTGGTCGTGGCCATGGTCAACGGGGTTTGGGAGAGTGCGTCCATGTTCGGACTCCTTTTCTTGAGTGATGGTTTTCAGCGCAGGATGACCGAGGGGTCGAATGCGCCAATGGTGTTGACGTAGGCGGCGTTGGGCACCACCGTGGCGTCATCAAGGGGCGTCGTGCCGCCGACAAAGTCGCCGGTGCCCGTCGGGTTGATGATGACGAAACCGACCATGGCCTTCTGCTCCGGGATCGGAGGAAAGACCAGGGTGGCCAGCGTTGAGCCTTCCGTGCCCATGGCCGTGGTCAGCGTCCCGGAGCCATCAACGAAGAAGGCGAAGACGTTGAACTTGGCGTTGGTCACGGTGCCCGACAGGGCGGCCATGTCGGTGGCTGCATCCTTCTTGACCAGTTTCCCGTTCACGGAGGCGTAGTAGTCGGCAGAGCCGGTCTTCACGATGGCGCTGCCGCCAGTCTTGATGACCAAACCCGCCGAGCTCAGGGATTGCGTGGACAGCCGGTCGCCGATCGGATTCAGAATCGAGCCCAGATAGGCCCGGTTGCGTTCCGATTGGACTCCCGACAGCCAGCGTGCGATGGTGTCAATCATGGGTGTTTCCTTGGTTGAGCGGGCCGAAGCCCGCTGTTATCAGCTCAGGTTGCGAACACCCACGTTGCCCACGGCCATCCAGCCCTGGTTCTCGATCATGATGGCCTTCCACCAGATCGTGCCGGCGTAGCCACGCTGGCCCAGGGGGTCGCTCTTGGTCTTCTGGCCGGGCGGCAGGTAGGTCGGGTCCAGCGACTCCTTGCCGCGCACCGCGATCTGGCTCCAGGCGTCGGCACCAGTCACGATGAACTGGTA